CCACCACTACCACCATGTGGTACCCACTCACTGAAGATGTGCTCAACGCGGAAATATTCCCCCTCTGCAATTGACAGGTTAGGGTTTCGGTTGACCACGTCAATTTCAATCAGTGAGTCTACTAAACCACGTACATCGTTCCTTCGCAGGATGGTTGCGGTGCCTATGCCCGGGTTATCTAGGTCAACTGCTGCCGGTATGCCCGATCTTGCTATACAATGGTTTGTTGGGTGGAACCCCCTACGGGGGCTTCTCCTGTCATTAGCCCCCCGCTTGTTTTCCAGCTGGTGCATATATTCATGAACCATTTCCTTAACCTGCAACGCAAGTTCGAGGGTTAGCTGTGCGGGAGGGCCTGGCATTATGAACTTATCCCCGGTAGTAATGAGAATGGCATGGATTTATAGATATCAAAGTTAAGGAATACGAAGTCACTGGGTATTGGCGAAAAAAGCTGATCGCCATTTCCATCTAACCCCACAGGCTCTGATACCGGCTTAAACTCTGCGTCGACGCAGTCTATAACTGAATAACCCCCCGCTTTTGAATACGCCCTCTTACGGAAACCTGCATCCAGAGGCTCAAAGGCCCAGCCTTCCGGCTTGATCTTGATCGAATAGGATAAGGGGTAGAAATAGATTCCCCCCCGAAGCTCCCTCGCACCAATACCTAGTCCAGCCATTTTAGCTAGGCCAATGCCAATGTTTAACCCATCAACATTGATACTATCACTGTTGATGGTGTTTCTGTAGCCAAGCACCCAGGGTGGTACCGTTCTTACGTTCGCTTGAAAAGATACGATTAGGTGGTCAGCCTCCCGCGTGGGCGGGTCACTGAAGGGGTCGAGGGCCGAGTTTAGAATAGCCTCGTTAGTATTAACGTCGTACAGAATCAGTTCTTCAAAAGGCTCTGTAGACCACGTTAAAAGGACCTCATCAGCTTCAGGGTCATCTTTGTCAAAGGATCTCTCATCGGAGTAGCTATACGCTGCCTCCCAACCTGCCCAAGGATCTGAGTTGGTAATGGAGATTGACCTACAGTACGCATTGGAGTCTTCCGGGTGAACATTACCAATAACTGGTAGGCCCGCGTGGGACCCTATGGCATAGGGTCCATCCAGCTCACTGTTGGTCTTCAGCTTGAACTTGCGTTCGTATTTACGCTTCCCTGAGTCGTTAGACGCTGACCGCCCTCCTGCAACTTCACCAACTAATGTTATGGTCATGGGGTTGTTACTCCAACAACTACGAGTCCTGGTGCCACTGCTGCGGCTGCTGCGGCGGTGTTAGCCGCAACCTGTGCCAACAGGGCAATCTGTTTACGGGCTAGCTTATCTTTACGGTCTTGACCCATCATGGAGAGGATGCCCTTATAGGCTTCTGAACTTCCCTTCTGCATGATTGAAGCCCCCCACTTACCGGACGCCGTATCAGGGGCTTTAGTAGTGTAGTCACTCCTCTTATTGGGGCCACCGGGGGATTTTTTTTCTTGGCCCGGTGGGGTATCTTCATATTTAAGTTTACGCCCGGGGTCGTTCTGCATACCCTTCAGCGTACCCAGTGGCTCCAGTACGGCCTGCTGGAAAGTGGAGCCTAAAGATGAACCAAGTTTGTCAAGGTCCGTCTTCAGGCTAGCTTCAAGGCCAGTAATTACCCTGTCTGGGACCAGCGGCATAGCATCAATTGTGTTGATGTACCCCTCTGTTAATGGCTTCCACATGTTTTCAAAGTCGTAGTCCCCACCTGTGATGAAGGCCATGACGTTGTCCCAGATACTCTTGATATTCTTACCAAGGTTCTCGAACGTGGTTAGAACATTGTTCCCCGCTGTGACTATAATGTTTCCGAATTGTTCCCCAAACCACCTAACATAAGCGGGCAGGATTTTTGTAAAGAGGTGCTTCATAGTCTCACCAAAACCTACAATGTCCAACAGGGCATCCTTGTACCAGTATTCAAGTAGGGTCGACCAGTTGTTCACAGCCCACATGAGTGATTCTGTAATAATCAGCCACCCCTGAGCGAAGTGGTCAGTCAAGCGATAAAAGTTATCGGTCGCCCAGTTGATCCACGTTGTAAGTGAATCGGCAGCACCAGAGAAGGATTCTGACAGCTTGTAGCCAAACATGATAGCAAAGCCTTTAACGGCGGACATGAGTAGCCTCAAGGACCCACCGGGTCCTTTATCTAGGGCCTCGCTACCTTTCTTTGCGTACCCTTGTAGGGCATCCATCTCATCAGCCATCTTACGAACGCTTGCCCCCGTCTCAGACAGCACAAGGCCCCCCGTTACGCCAAGGATACCGAACGCATCCGAGAATTTCTTCATCTTATCTATGTCGGTCAGGTGAGCCGTACCTGATTCCATGATCTCAAAAGCCTCGGTCAGGCCAACGAAGTTACCGTCAATATCCGTGAAGGACTTCCCGAAGATATCAGCCATGCGTTCAGCGTCCGAACCTGTAAGGGTTAGGATACGCCTCATAGTGGTACCGGCTTGCTCACCCCTAATGTTCATGTTACCAAGCATCGCCGTAGCCGCTGTGGCTTCGGATAGGGATACACCCATTGCTTGGGCAACCGTGCCGGTGTATTTCATGGATGCACCAATGTCGTCAAGCGTATTTAAGCTGTTGTTTGCAGCAAACGTCAGGATGTCCGTCACCTTACTGGCTTCAGTCGCATCCATATTAAACACACGCAAGGTTGAGCCAAGATAAATGGCAGAGTTAGCGGCATCTGTCCCTGTAGCCCGTGACAAGTGCATGACGCTTTCGGTGATGGTGTCAATCTCTTTGGGGCTGAAGTTGGATGTACCAAGTGAGGTCATCATCGCCGAAACCTCCAGTGCCGTAAAGGATGAGTGACGCCCGAGATCCTGTGCTTTTGTACTTAACAGTGATAGTTCGTCGGCGGTAGCACCGCTCCGCTGGGCGACCATTCTCATCTGGTCGTCAAACTCGATCATGCTGCCAATCGAACCCTTCACAGCCTTACCAATTGCAAGGAAGGCCCCAGAAGCCATAACAGTCTTGCCAAAGGCAGCAACCCGTGATCCCGCTTTATCAGAGGCTTTGGCAACCCTCCCGATCCGGTCTTCAGTGGTTTTCATCGACTTTACGAGCTGGGAAACATCAGCTCTCATCGAGACGACCATATCACCTAAGCTAGGCATTGTTTCTTCCCTTATATGAAGCGGATATTTCTGAGGCGGTCGCTTGCACCTCCTCCACCCAAGGGGTTGCTACCTGTTCGATTTCTGAATCTCCCGAATGGCACTTGAAGTAGTGGGAGAGCATTGAGGTTATGAGACCAAGCATTCGTTCGGTGTGGTACAGTGGTTCTACTTGATCGTAGGCCGCCCACTCATCGAACTGGTCTGGGGTCATGGTGGATAGTAGGCCGTCCACATCGACGGTGCCTACTAGCTTGGCCAGACGGAAGGCTAGAAGTCTTCCTCGGTCTCTTCGGAGTTTCCCACTAGTGCATCTACGTCTTTGTCAGACATGCCACAGACTCCCTGGGCTGCTGAAACAATACGTTCGACGACGGTGATGGGCTGAGATCCAACGACCCCAACGTCTTCTTCGCGGAGGATAAGTGTTCCGCCCTCGTCGCAAAGGCATGCCACTACGAGGCGTTCGCGAATCTCCTGTAGTTTGCGTTTGTTACTCTTACCTGAGGAGGTCTGGAATTGCTTCTCAAAGGCTGACCGCTCTCGGGCGGTCATACCCTTGACGTAAACGATTCCACCTAGCTCTGGGGCCGCAACAACCTGAATAGTTACTGGGGCTTTTGTAAGGAACTGTTCTCTTGTAATTACACTTGGCATTGTTCTGCTATCTTAGTCGGGGTTAAAAGCTGAATTATATCTAGTCTTCGTCGTCGAAGTCGTCATCGTCTTCGTCGTCTTCATCTTGAACCAACTCATCTCGGGCTTCTTGAAGAGCATCCATGTATTTCTCATGCGCTCTACGTAAGTCACCCTTAGTGTGTTTGTCCATTCCATCCACTCTGTCAATACATTCTTGATCAGCAGCCTCTGCGAGACCACCATGTACCAGCCGGTAAGCATCAACATGTTCGATGACACTACCGGCTGGTGCATATCTCACCCCATTTTCAACCACAACGATTGAGGGGTCTGTACTGCTCGTAGCCATTAAAGTGATAAGTAATCGGGCTTTCACTATTCTCTCCTGCTTACCAGCCGGGTAGCTCGGTCAACGTAAGTGTTGAAGTAAATTTCACACCGTCTGACATAGCGACGGTGAAGTCAAGGGACATACCCGCTGACTTAAATGTCCACGTTGTTGAGTCCGCAAACACAACAGCACAGTCCACTTCAGCGGGGGTGGTAATGTTTGATGTAATAGTACCATGTAGGGATGGGTCGAAGAAGCCTCCAATGGACAGCTCACCCGGCTCCGAGTACCCTGTCTGTGAGTACTCCTTACCGGCATCGGTTGTGGAAAGTGTAGTACAGTCGAACGTCTCAACTTCCGCACCAGAGAACGAAATGTCCGTTAACTGGGCCACGGCTGTAAGGAGGCTGGAAACTGATACCTGAAAGACTGTACCTTTGCTCTTGATCTTAGCCATTATGTTTTACCCTTTACGGCCACGGTTTTTGGCCAAGTATTGTCGAATTTTTGTTTTTGCAGTTTTTACCATTGCCCGCCGCATTCCTGCACCTGATGCGTTAAAGGCTCGCTTCATGAAGTGGCCAAATCCGGGGGCGATTGACATCTTGCCGGTATTTTTACCACTTCTATGTCTACGTTGAGAGGTCCCTAAGATAAGCCAATGAACGTTACGTGCGGAGATACCTATTCCATCACCGCGACCACGGGCCGTCGTCTTAGAAATGCCCAACTGTTTGGACTTATTAACACCAACAGAAAAACCGACTCTAAATGAGTCGGACAGATTGGGGCCAGAGTTACGCCGGGCACCAGTTTTAATGGACCTGCCAAGGTATTTGTAACCCGAGGGTAATCTACCCTTTGCTACTTGACGAACCACCCTAATTGATGCCAGCACCGCCGAGTTGGCTATCTTCTTTGCATCAGATTTCCGCAGCTTGGCCAGCATCTTTATGATGGATTTATGGCCTTTAACAAAGCTGCTAGCACCGTTGGCCATAAAGCACCCCCTAGTATCTCAGCTCATCCCCGGCCAAGTCAAAGCCGGTTGGCTCAGAAACTTCGAACGCGGAAGCCCCATCCTTGCGGGATGAGATTTTATACTGTGTTCTTCCGGGGTCCGACCAATCCCATGCGGTTTCACCAAGGGAAAGGCATTCCACGGAAAACACATGGCTAACCCCTTGGACTACCCGCGTGATGATATCCCCGCTCTCAGGAGGCCCGAGAGCGGAGAGTTCATTCACGCCGATATTCCACTCAATTGTTTCAACGACCTGCTCCGTTCCCCCAACATCAATCGATTGCTTACTGGTGTAACCCTGAACGGCATTTGATATAGTTAGTGAGGTGGCCCCTCTCAGGTAGGTCACCGGAACACCAACGGCATTCCGGGTAACTCTTAATCCCGTACTTAGTGCCCGCTCAAACGGAGACAGATCGTCGCTCATGTTACACTTCCACTGCTTCAGTCTGGACGATGCCGTCCGTCGTGAAGATAGGTACGTTAAACGCACTTGAAGGGAATGGTGCAGGGTTACCAGTAGGATTGGTAGCTGTACGACCCTGCTGAAGGTCTTTCAGAGACGTTCGGTTCATGATCATGAAACTTGGACCCATCCCTGAAGGGAACTGAGACAGCAGATCAGAGATCAGGTCGTCCGTCAAAGGCTTAGTATCTGTAACACTGTTGATGTTGCAGATACGGCCATTTGAGTACTTGCCACCCATCTGGAAACCGATGTACATTGAAGCTGGCGTGTAGTACACCGGATAGTTGGTATCATTCGCTTCAGTGACAATCGTATCGCCAAGACTAATGCCGCGAGACATTGGTGTGACAAGTCGGCAATCATCAAAGCCCGTTCGTACCGCAAACGCGGAGCTTTGTACATCGGCAGTTGAACCCGCCGCGTTGATAACCATGTCATCGGCAAGGGCATCAAGATCAGTGTTGTTCAGGAGTCCTGAAAACCCTGCTGAATCCCCAAGAGCAGTCGTGCCATAAATGCACTGTTTCTCCAGCTTGAATAGAGCCGCCGCAAGATGCCGGGCACCTTCACGGGCGATCAGGTCTTCTGCACCTCTACGCCATGCGTTCGCTACAGCGTAGTCAACACGCCATGAGAAGTCTAGGATAGTGCAAGCCACCGTAACGACGGTATCCGCACTTGAGTCGTAGTCTCGTCCAGCGTTCGCGGCTCGGAAACCAACTACAGGAGCACCCGTGTACTTGTTGTAGCTGTGAGTTTCAGAACCATCCGAGGTGTCGCCGATAGGCAGACGTGAGATGAACGGAGAACCATTCAGAACTTCACTTGTCATTGTCGGATCAACATCAAGTGCATCACTGATGAAGTCCGCTACTGTGAACAGATCATTGGCCATTAGGCTAAATTCCTTTCAGGAACAGGGTTGGATTACTTACCGTAGTTTTTACCGGAGATACGAATCTTAGACGAAAGGGACTTTTCCTTTTCGGCTGCATCGTCGGCACTGAACTCGGTGCCTTCATCCTCACCCAACGCGAGTGAAGCGATCTTAGCCTCTGAGGCCGCTAGCTTTTCTGACAGGTCCGCAACCTTTGCAGTCAAGTTCTTAATGTGGAGGCTCTGTGCTTCCCCAAAGGCCACGCCTTTAAGAAACCAGCCAGTACCTTCTGAAACCCCGAATGCTGTTACATAAGCACCAAGTTCTGCATTGAAGTCCGCACGACTAGGAGAAGTATCCTTGTCCTGTGTGTCTTCAACCGGAGCATCAATTGCGTCCGCCATTTTGTCTTCTCCTAGAGTAGAAAGAGTTACACCCTGACGTGACAAGAACCTAGCAACAAACTGCTTGGCCCTATCCCCATCCACTGCGAATGAGGACTGTGTTGGCTTCACATCTGAAAGGCCAAGCACATATTGTAAATAAGCATCTGCATCAATAGCCGACTCCTGCCCCCGTTTGAACAACCCACTGGGGTTGGCCGCCGGGCTGTCTACTGCGTCGCAGGAGTAGATGCGTGATAGTCGTGCGTAAGAGTAGCCCTCTTCATTTCCCTTGTCGCCTTGGATTGCCCCAAGGGATACAGCCTCGTCATATTCTTCTGAGGCTTCAAAGTCATGATCGAATACAATGGATAATCCAAAGTCTTCGGGGGTATCCTCTGCTAATGAAAGTACGTAGGTGGCGAGGTCCCCATCAGGGGTGTTATACGCCGCCTCTTGGAAATGTAGGTCAGCAAAGACCTGATCACCTTTAACAACAGCATTGTAGAACTTACCCAGCTTTGTACCCACTCCGTCACTGGATAGACCGGGGTGAGTAAATCGTGCCTTGATGCCCGTAGGGCTGGAGTTGATACCCTCCTCTACTTGTGACAGGAAGGTTTGGTCTACCCACAGTTCGTGGCCAAGGGCTTCCCCGCGAGTGATAATGCTCGTCGAGTAGATTACGCCCTTGCCAAACTTACCGCCCTCGCGATCAACTGTGAGGCTTCCCCCTTTGTTGAACGCACTGCGGAACCGCGTAGGTTTATTTTCAATGACTGGCATTATACATCATCCTCTTGTGTGTCAGGGTCTTCAGGGTTTTCCTCAACCTCAGGTGGGATGAAACTTAGCTGTATGCCTAGTAACTCCGCTGCCTCTTTGGCCTTGGCAATCTGTTTCAGGTTCTCATCAAACTCACCCCTGCCACGTTCCTTGCAGATTCTGTATGGGTTATCCAGACCTGCCTGAATAGCCATAACATCACCTGATATCTCTTTGACGGGGTCCCACCAAGGCATACCCCTGTGTACCCACTCGAACGGAACATCGTTGACAGTCATCCCGTCGGGAAGTACAAGTAGACCTGATATGATCCACTGCTGTAGCTTCCAGACTGTGATACGCCGAAGTGACTCAAGCACCACGTCACGCTTGGCTTTACAGGATCTGTCATACAGCATCCAAGCTGCCCGTGATCCAAAGAAGTTCGTTCGGGATTCGTCCACGAAGTTGATAGGAAGGTCCAGAGCCTTGATGGCCATGCTCAACACTAAGCTGATGAAGTCCTGAGTATTGCTTCCGGGGTTGTCTGAGGTCAGGAACTGTGCTGTGTCGTCCTGATCCATCTCCATCTTGATGGGGCCTTTTCCGAAGTCCACATCATAGGTGCCATCCCCGTTTCTGGTATACTCTCCTGTACCGTTGGCGTTGGCAGAGGAAATGACCAGAGCAAATAGCTGCTCTACTTTCATCTTAGCGAGGGCGTAGTCAACACCCTCGTACACGTCCTGAAACGAGTTGTAGGCTGCGGCCAGTGGCGACACACCACGTACTTGGTCAAACCTATCAAAGCTGGCCAGGTGTACGAGGTTCTTGGCTGGCACCCGCCGCAGAAACTTGTACCGCCCATACCGCTCGCGGGCGTGTAGGCCCCACTGTAGGGGCCGCCCATCATTGTTTACCCTGCAACCATTGAACCACTTCTCAGCGGGTTCAGCATCATCTGGGGTCTGCATGAGGTCACCCTCAACAGCAGTAAGGCTTCCGTTCGTTCGCTTGAGGAACAGGAAGTCGCCGTCCAGAATATGTCTCATTTCCGCTGTGCGGATCATCTGTGAAAAAGTGAACCTCTGAGAGGAGTCGCAGTTATGTGGCCTGCTGAATACCTTCATCAGAAGTTCAATCTGGTCATTCAGTTCCTCGTTCTCCGAACGGACCTGAAAATTGAAATCTGTGTTGTAGTCGAGGTGCTTCCGTACCGCCCACGCAACCATAGAAAAGTTGCGGTAAAGCGTCTGGCCCGTGCCAATCATCGCCTTACGTTGCTGGCCGTGAAGGAACTCATCCTCATTCTTCAGGATGGGGCTGGCTGCTTTTCGCTTGCCGACCGATGCAACCGCATCGTACCCACTGGCAAAGCTGGTTTTAACCTTGTTCGCCTTGTTTTTCTTCTTGGACATTACACGCCTCGCGAAAGGTTGATGGATGACACGCGAGGTTTACGCGGGGTCTCCCCTTTGCACTCAGCGATCTGGGCTTCTAGCTGACTAGCAACCCGCTGCATATTTGGGATACTTGCAAAAACCGTAGTCTGCCCGCCCGCCACAATGGTGGTGATACCCATGCGGATAGCTTGGGTCAGGTTTTTGTAGTCTTCTTCAAGCTGTTGAAGGTCATCTGACATTGTTGACTCCTAGCATATTATAGTGCGTACGTGGCTTTAGTTAACACTACCACTCTCGTGGTCGCGAGAGGTAGGCCGTAAATACTCAACAATTCTGTATCTCCCCCCACACTCCCTACATGAGACGTAGGACCACTTAACCTGTGTGTACGTGAACCCCGTAAAGGTTGTGCCCTTGATATCCCTGTTAATTACGGATTCTTTATTGGTTCTGTCTGTACACCCACACTTTGGGCATCCCGTAGGTAGGGAGGTGACAGCCGCCACAGGGGCCGCAGGAGCCTTCTTAACGGAGACCTTTTTTTGGGCTTTTTTCATAAGTAGCTTACTTTCTTCACCTTCGGTGCAGGGGGCGGTGTTATCTCACCAAACTTTAATTTACCTGTAATTCCACCGGCGACTACTGAGCCAACCAAACAGTCAAATAGATGGTTGTCTGGTCGACCCGGTACTGCACCCCATTCGATGACTCTCCCATATGGCCCTTCGGTTTCAGTCGGGAATTCACTATCGCTCAAGTGCGACGCAAAGTCTCTATGGTCTCCAGCAGGTAGCTGAAATGATCCCGGCTCTCCGAGGTCCGTTCGGATTCGTCTATGGGTGAAGGTCTTGGCACTATTCGCACAAAAGAGGATATACTTGACCGACCGTCTGTTCTGGTCCGGCAGCATCCTCCAAGGTACGAAGGGGTCCTTACTCCTTCTCTCGCCGCTACGTCGGGGTAGGCTCATCATTGGAGTATCCGCAGCCTTTATCCCTCGACCGTGTGCGACGTATGTGTTAGGCATTCCCGCTTCCGAGACTCCCTTATGTACAGAGTCTGTCTGGTAACCCCCGTCCACCAGCCCTAGCTCACACCTAAGTCTAAGCCCATCTTCTCTAAGATATGTCTTGGACATCAGGTTGGATAGTAGGTCCTTGATGGCGTTCGTGAGGACCATTTCGTCACTCATGCCCTTGTACTTACGCTGTAGGGTGTTACGCACCCTAGAGTAGCTCATGCCCGTACTACGCTGCTCAGGGAAGATCCCGTACTCGATAGGGTGTATCGTGAAGTTATCTGTGAAGCCTGTAACACAGTAGTACAATGCCCTCTTCTGCACGTCGATATGTAGGGCGATAGTTTCTACACCCTTGGGTATATGCCTGTGCATACCCACTCGGGTGGATAGGATCTCTTTAGCAGTCAGGAACTCAATCCCTACGGGTCGCCGTGAGATTGGTTCATTCTGACACTCTGAGGCGAACACCACAGGACCGTCGTCAATCAGAATGTTGTAGGCGTGTTGAATGGCTGATAGCTCACCGTCATCTTCGGCAAAGCAGTGGTGCCATGTGGCCCCCGCCCCCTCATCCATTTCATACTGATTCTCAGCGTAGAACTGGTTGGCCTCGTTGATCGCCCGCCGCCTGTCTCTTGGGTCTTCGGGGTTGTACGTTCGTCGTAGCTCCGAGTACCTGTCCATCCAAAGTTCTTCATGCCTGTCCGCCATAGCGGTTAGCATGGGAATCCTCATTCCTTCCACTTCCGGATGTTTCTCATGAGACAACAGGTTATCGACCATGTCGTCCGGCTCAATGACTGTAGCGTTGATAATGCCACTGAGCAGCTTGCTATGACCACCAAGGCGCAGAATTGATTTCTGGTATATCGAAAGGCGCTTATCACACTGGGTGGGGCTGAGTGCGGACTCATCGGTTTGTGGGTCGTCGAGAATAAAGAAGTCGGGTCTCTGCTTGGTTCCATCAGGGTACTTTATAGACATACCACGGATACGTCCGGTGATACCCAGACATCGGAAGGTCGCCCCGCTGTTCTCTAGGTATTTCCCATTGCTATCCTTAATCCATGCAAACCCCAATTCCTCGGAGTTCCATCGGATATAGGTTAGTTCCTCTTGGTGCTTCTGGTTGGCACACCGCTGTGCCTTGTTATCCAGCATCTTGAACGGTATCACAACTTCGGGGAAGTCTTCCGCCAGTAGGTCGTTCTCTGTGAGTTCAAACTTCAGTGAGGCGATGTTATCTACCGCCGAGCCTTTGTCCGCCCCAATGATTGGCACAAACTTCCTGTGCCCGTACAGGGTGGCCCACAGTGCCACGTTCTCTGATATAGTAGTCTTACCAAAC